AGAAAGAATGATTCTAGATGGGGTAATATCCGCAGAGATTTCTGAGCTTGTCAGAACATCAGGAGAAACAGGTGTAGACAAGCAGTATTATGCCGTCGTAGAGAAGCATCAGGGCTTGATTTTGACCGTAACGTTGTTGCCTACAGCAAACTGTTATCAAGCCCTAGAAACGCTGGATTCACTATCTAGGCAACACTATGCAATGATACCTATTACTGTTACAGATAATGGTGAAGTTATTGATTTGTATTCTGGGCATATTATTTCCCTTGGTAGTCGATCTATGAATATGGATGACCCTGTTAAGACTGTTGTTTTTGGTATTCAACCAAAACGAGTAGCGATTAGAAAACCAAGAGCAGAAGTTAGTGTTGAGTTTGATGGCGGAGAAGACAACCCCAATAACGCAGTAGAAGAATAAATATTAGGAGTAAGAGATGAAAATTGTAGATATTAATGGAACAAAATATATTATCGAACCTTTTAAAGGTCGTAAAGGTTTTAAATTAAAAACACGTATTGCAAAAATTATTTCACCAGCGTTAGCTGAACTTGAAACGAATATTGAAGGTTTAAGTGATAGCGGTATAGTTCTTAAAGCTATTCAGTCTGTTATTGAAAGTACCGAAAGTGATGAAATTTTCAACCTTGTTGAAGAGATTGTTACAGGGGCAAAAACCGAAAACGGTGCAATTGATTTTGACACTGAGTTCAGTAAAAACTATATGACTCTCTACAAACTAATTAAAGAAATTGTAATAGAGAACTATGGTGATGTTTTTCAGGGACTCGGTATGAATGTGGGTTAAGTCTTCCCGAAGATTCAGTATCGAGGGTAAACCCTACAGAAATAAAAAAACTTGAAGCAAATTGGTCTATGCCTAAAGAGTGGTTGATTATTCTTCAAGCAGAGAAAGGAAGTCTTTTGGCAGCTTATAATCAGTTAGAAAATATGACTGTTAGCCAAGTTTATGATGTTCTCGAAGCTATGGAAATGGAAAGAATGTATAAGCTTGATGAGTACCAAAAACAACTATTAGAAAGGCAGAAGAATGCAAGGTAAGGGTGAGAGATGGCTGGTGAATTAGCAAGAATGTTTGCATCTTTAGGTTTCAAGGTAGACCCTTCTGGTGCAGAGTTATTTGAAAGTCAATTAAGATCGTTACGAGCTAGTTCTGCCAATTTAGCGAGAAACCTTAAGGTTGTAGGTGACCAATTAGATAATGTCAAAAAGAAAGTTCTGTCTTTAAACTCAGCAATGAATAAAGACAGTAAAGTAGGGGCTAAGCAAGGTGTAACAAACTCGTACAGTAAAATGGCAACTTATGTTGACCGTGTAACTACTGCTCAAGAGAAGTTAAATCTTCAAGCCCCTTCTTTGATTGACAAACTAGATAAAATTAGAGCTACCGTATGGAAAGGTAGTAATGCTTGGGAAGCTTATAGTAAAAATATCGCTCAAGCAAAAAGAGAGATGGACGGTTTCCATCAATTAGCAGGACTAGCTAAGACAGGAAGGGTTACTGTAAACAACAGAGTTTATGGTCAACAGTCAAGTTCTATCCCTAGACCTCACGTACCTTCTGAACCACAACAAGGTAGTCTAGGAGCTACAGCCTTAATTGCTGGAGGTTTTAGAGACTTCTTTAGGAGTATGACTCCAGCTACAGCGATTGCCGGAGGACTTGTATCAACAGGCTACGCAGTTAAAGAAACAGTTCAAACAGGTCGTGAAATGACCAAGATGAACAACGTACTTCTTATGGCAGCAAAGAACACAGACCAGTACAGAGAAGCTTTAGAATTTGTAAATAAAGAATCTAATCGCTTAGGTCAAGATGTTCAAGAGCTCGGTATGGCTTTTGGTAAAGTCTTACAGAGTGGTCGAGACAAAATGAAGTTTACGGACATACAAAAAGTGTTCACAGGCTTCGGCGAGTTAATGACTGCAATGGGGGCTAACGTTGATGACCAGAAAGGTATTTACAGAGCCTTCGGTCAGATGCTTACAAAAGGAAAGGTAGAGGCAGAAGAAGAAGGGCAAATGGCAGAACGTGGTTTGCCAGCAAAAGACTTGATTAAAAAAGCTTCTATGAAAGTCTACGGAGTTGATACTGCTGGCTATGAAGCTATGCGTAAAAGTGGTTCTGTAAAGATTGAAGATATTGCTGTTGAACTTGCATCAATGATGTCAGCAATGGCAAGAAACAACGAAGCTCTGGATAAGATGCTTCAAACCTCTGCTGTTCAGCAACAAAGATTTGTCAATGAGTGGAAAAAGTTTGCTCAATTTGTCATGGACTCTGGTTTAGATGCAGCACTAGCTGGTCTGTTCCGAGGGATGACAAAAGTTCTTGAACTGGTTGTTCCGTTCTTACGAGGTTTAGGTATTGCAGTTAAAGCAATCTATGACTTAATTTCTGGTATTGTAAAATGGTATACAGAAAATGCTGTTTTAGCCGGAACACTTACAAGTTTAGTAGCTCTTCTTGTTATTTTTTCCAAATCTTTGTTTTCAGTTACAGCAGCTACAACTGCTTTAGGTGCTGGTGTAGTAGCTCTTTGGTCTAGATATGGAATGCTTCTAATTAGGCTTGGTTTGGTAACTGCTGCTGTTTGGGCTTTATATGAAGCATTCACAGCAATAGCAAGAAGTAATCAAGGTGAGTTGAATTGGGTTACACGGATGGGTGCAGAGTTCCAAGTTCTTTATAGTGAAATTGATGTCGCTATTGCCAAAGTTGAGGAGTTCTTTGCTGTTATGGGTTACTACAGAAATAACCCACTAGAGCTTGTGTCAACAGGAACAGCAAGAAGAGTGCAAAATGCAACCAACCCACTTTCTTTCATTATAGATCAAGCTAAGAAATTATCTGGTTTAGATAAGAAGATGAAAGCCCCAGATAGTCCCAACCTCCCAAGTAATGCTATTCCTGATTTTGGTTCTAGCAATATTAGAAGAACAGTAGGAAGGATTGATATTTACAATAATGAGAGATTGGTAGGCACTCTAGACCCAGACTTGGGAGATATGGGTAACGCTGTTAAAATTGATATGGTGTAGTTATGATTTATACTTTTTTACTTCCTGATGAAACCTTAGTATCTTTTAACAGTGTTACAGAGTTTACAGAGAACCAGTCAGGAAACATTTCAACTTACGAAACAGAAAGTGGGTTTCCAATCTCTGATAACATTGTTTTTGAAAATCCGATGTTCAATATGAGTGGGATACTTTCTTACTTCAATACACCAACAAGAGAGATTGTATTGCTTGATGGTGAATTTCAAGTTATTGAGGGTGCTGTAGGTGTTGAGACTCATATTGAATTAGAAGGAAAGATCAGAGATATATTCAGGAAGAAACAACCATTCACTATCCTTAAATCAACAGATATTAATGATATTTTTGGTACTGAGGTAGAGAGGGTAGAATCTTGTTTAATCGGTAAATTATCTTTCCCATACACAGCAGAACAGACTGGTGCAGTCTACCCAAAGATGACAATAACCCAGATTACTGTTTCTAAAGTTGTCGAGGAAGATGTTCCAAATGCAACACCACAAGTTATTCCACTTAAGAAGGTTGCAACTAAAGAACAAGTAGCTCAAGCCAAAGAAGCAGGCGCTACTAAGATGCCTGACGGAGACAAAGCAACAGACCCAACTACAACCAAAAAAGCTTTCGAGAATGACCCAGAAGCAGAAGCTCAACTTCAAAAGAGATTGTCTGTTTCAGAGTCAAATATGAACTATGCAAATGCAATTAGGGAAAGAGCAAGATTGATAAGAGAGGGTGCTAGCCCTTCTAGTGTTTTCGTTGTTGCTACAGGTAACGGTGGGTATGTTGTTCGGAGAAGTTCTGATTATTATGGAGGTAGATAATGGCTGTTGATGTAATTTATACAGAGCTTAAGAACACATACAATTACTTTTGTGAAATATCTGTTTTTGATGTACCAATGTTAATGACCGTCAGTTATAACAGTAGGTCAAAGAAAAGATTAGTCAGTTTAACGTCTCTTGATGGAGACGTTCTTTTCTTAAAACCAACTTATATCACCAAAGGTTCTAGAGTTTTCCCAAACTTTAATGCAACACTTTATGATTTAAACTTTTACATCTCTCTTTATAACTATAGCGGTTCAAGTAGTGAAGATTACTCAACTTGGGCTAATGATTTCCAACTGGTATTTGTACAGTATGAGAAGTTTGAAAAAGTTAGAGGTTGGTATAAAGCTTCACAAGAAGACCCTATCGAAGAAGATTCAGGTGGTGGTGATAATGGTGGAGGAGACAACGGAGGTGTTATTAGCTGTGAGGGTGCTCTATCAACTGTTTATTTAACATTATTTGCAGACCCATCTGTGCTACAAGACCAAGACCTGTTTATGTCAATTATGGGTTCAAATATAACAGAGCTTAATGGTAAAAATATTGGTACTACTGATGACCAAACAGAAATATTTAACACCATTCAACAAACTATGGCAGACCCATCTACATTCCCACCAGATGTTGTAATGCCTACTTCACCTATACCTAACGGTATTCCAATTCAGACAATAGAAGTAGCAAACAAAACTAACGAGAATGTAAGGCTAGGATTTAACTTAACCCAGAATAATCCAGACTCTCTAGTAGTTCCTGTCCTATTCGGAAGGAATCAGGCTATTGCTACAACAGATGACAAGAGAATAGCAAGAGTGTGTTTATCACCAGATGACCCATGCTCTAGAGCGACTAACGCAATTTACTTCGATCAAATTATTGGTTTCTGGAATGTAGAAGTTGATGGTGTATTCCATGTAGCAGATAGCTCAACAGTAAAAGAAATCCTAGATTTGAATTATGCTGGTGAATTTGAAGTTGGTCAAGATGGTTGGTTAAGAATTAGAAACATAACGGATAGAAACAGAAGGTTCAAACTGATTCCTAACGTAGAAAGTGAAATGCTGTACAGCTACGATACTCTTGGTAATAACTCTTTTGTTAGAAATCCAGATAATTCAGCTAGCTTCTGCTTATCACCTTATGAACCTTATTAATTAATCTAGTAGAGGGAAGCATGAGACAACAATTTGGTCGGTTGTGTAGACTTGAGTTTACAAACCTAGTCACAAAAAAGAAATTTACAATTGATCAATCCTTAAGAATTACTTTTGAATTTTTTAAAAGTGTTGATGAGGGCGCAGCCTCCTCTACTGGAACTATTGTTATTCACGGTCTGACACAAGAGACTGCTGAAAAATTAGGTGATCGGATAGGTAATAACTTTCAAACAGAAGTTAAATGTAGTGTAGGGTATGCAGGAGATATAAAAAACTTCCAGACTCTATTCTACGGAGCTGTAACCAAGAACCAGTACAAGAGAAATAAAGCTACAAGTGAAACAGTTATTAGTGTAAGTGCTAATTTCAGAGACTTTTCTCTGGGAGAAGTTGTTAGTGCTCAAATGGTTAACACAGACCTAGGAAATATACTTATGTCCATTAAGAGTCTGTTTGGTTATAACTTCACAGTAAACCTATCTAATCTCCCCAAAGAAAATCAAACTCAGGTAGCTGAATCTTTACAAACAATTAAAGTTTTGAATTGGTCTTTTACAGGAACAATGGGTGATTATTTAAACAAGATTAGACAACATTTTGGTCTTGAGTATATCACAGAAATCAATCCAGACACCAAAGAGAAAGTTGTTTTATTCACAATTAACCCTATCGTACTTAACTATTATATAGATATAGGTAAGAAATACTCAGAAGGGAAGATTTACACAGTAAACGTAAACCCTCAAGAGAAGTTTGATTTAAAGACAGATATCAAGGCTTTGTATGTCAACGGAAATGAAAAAACAGCTATTGTGTTGAAAGAAGGTACAGGGCTTCTAGAGAGACCTTACCTAGACAACAGAAATGTTAAGATTCCTTATAACAGTAAAATTAATGCTAATGAAGCTGTTGTAGAGGATAAGGGTGTTCAGGTTAAACGAGATAAGAAAACTGGCGAGGTCAAAAAAGATAAAGCTGGTAATATTAAATACACCAAACCAAAACCAAAAACAATTAACAGAAGATTTTTATCAGCTAAAGCTCAAATCAATCCAGCCATTAAACCGCAGTCTATGATTAAGATTGAGACTGGAGCAAAAAATGTTGATGGTCTTTACAGAGCAAGAAATTGCAAGTTTAGGGGCGACACTCATGATGGGGAATGGTCTGTAGAGATGGAGCTTGAAGATACTGCCGATTCAAGGGAGGCTGTTCCAGAAAAAGGGCTGCCAAGTGAGTCAGAAGACTTTGAAGTTATTTCAAATTGAGGTGAAGAATGGATATACCATTAGAGAGTATTTTAAAAACATTTGTTCATAACAGTGTGAACAGATTAAATTTATGTACTGCTGCTAAAGTCGTTAATGTAGATAACTTAAGTCAAGGTTTTGTTGATGTTCAACCATTAATAAATTATGTGGGTAAGGACTTGGAAACTGTTGAGTATCCTGTGATCTCATACGTTCCGGTTGTCATGCCAGCAACTACAACTTGCGGTGTAGTTTTTCCTGTTAAAAAAGGTGATACCTGTTTACTATCTTTTGGGCAACACTCACTGGAGCAGTTTAAATTAGGTGCTGATGAACCTCATGACCCATCAGATTTTAGAAGGTTTGATTTATCTGATGCTGTTGCTTACATAGGTTTTAACACAACCCAAAATAGCGTTTGGAATAATGAAAATCACAGCCAAGACTACGATGTTTCTTCTGTAAAGGTTTATAATAACTTAGGTGAAAGTAAAGAGAACTTTATTCAGCTAAATGAAGATGGTTCTGTTGATGTTAGAAGCCCAACAGAAATAAATGCTGATGCTCCTGTAGTAAATGCTAAAGATGTGATGATTGAGGGTGTTGGTAGTGTTAAAACATTCATGCTGTCACACAGACACATGTATACAGACGATGGTAAGCCTCAGACTACAGAAGTTCCATTAAAAGGGGTATAACTTGGACATTAAACTTAACAATGGAAAAACAGTCTTCTCAGGAACAGATTTTGTACTTACCTCTGATCATATAGAAAGTGTTGGTCAGAGATTGTACATAAGATTAAAAAGCACGTATGGTAAGTGGTATTTAAATACAGCTTACGGAGTAGACTGGTTCGGTAAAATATTCGGCAAAGTTAAAAATAAAACAAGAATTGACCGCATCCTAAAAGAAGAAATATTAAAAGAAGATTTTGTCGAGAGAATTGATTCTTTCAAATCTGCAATTGATAACAAGACAAGGGTGTACAGTTGTTCCTTCACAGTAAAGATCAGGAATATAGTCGCTCTTCAAGAGTTTAAAGTTTTAACAACACAAAACGGTTTTAAACTATTGACTGAGAAAAACAAAGAAATAACTACCCCATAACGGAGATTAGAGTGGCAAAGTTTACAGAAAATGGTTTTGAAATTGATGGAATCGTTGAAATAAGAAAAAAGTTTATAGATAAAGCTAATGAGAAGTTTGCCCCTCTTCTAAACGGACAAACCTTATCTACGGATGAGAGCGGTGTTATTGGAAGAATATTTGGTATTATAGCTGAACCAGTTGCACTATTAGAAGAAGGCGTTCAAGATTTTGTCACATCAACAGACCCAAACCAAGCAACAGGAAACAACCTAGACGATTTGATGTACCTTTCTGGAAGTCAGAGACTCGACTCATCTCCAGCTACAGCATTCTTAATTGTGTTTGGTGAAATCGGAACAACAATTGGTGCAGGAGCAAGTGCGAGAAGTAGAATCACAGGTGATGTTTTTAACTTCTATAACCCTGTAACTTTTACAAAGAATAACTCGAACGGTATTAGATTTTCGGTAAATACAGTTGCACCAAACACAGCTTATTCCTTTACTTATGGTGTCGAGGGAAAACCTAGTACAAACCCTCCAGTATCTATTTTAAGCTCAGAAGAAGATGATGTAAAATCAATTGCTACTAGGATGGTTCAAACAATCAACTCACAAACTTCTGACTTAGTGGCAACCCTCACTAAAGATAATAAAGTTGAGGTAGTGATCAGAAATAGATTAGATCAAGGTGAATTTGATGTTTCTAGTAATATGACTGTTGAAGCTTCGTTTATGCCTGTTGAAGCCGAGAGTGCTACTTATTCAGCTATAGCACAACAAGCTAATACAATTACCGCTATTAATACAGGCGCTACTACTGGATGGATTAGTGTAACCAACCCTTATGTTTCTACAGAAAGCTCTCCAGTAGAGAGGGATGAAGACGCTAGATATCGCTGGAGACTTACAAAAACAACAGATGCTTTCGGTGAATATGACACATTGTATGGAGCACTACTACAAGTTAAAGGTGTTAAATTTCATAATATTCAACAGAATATCACAACAAGAACAAATGGTGAAAGAGTTAACCAAGGTATTTCTGTAGTTGTTCTAGGCGGTAGTGGTGAAGAGATTGCTCAGACTATTTTCGATAATACAGCAGTCGGTACAGTTACAAGCGGAACAGATGAATATTTTGCCTCTGATATAAATGGCGGTCTGCATTCTGTAAGAATCTCAAGACCTAGATTTGTTCCGATTAAGATTAGTATGTCGCTTAAAGCTTTACCTAACTTCCCGACTAACGGAAAGAATGCGATCAAACAAGCTATTGTTGATTACTTTAACAATCTTCAAGTAGGTGAAGATATCCTAGTTTCAAGATTGTATGACCCAATTAACAAGATTCAAGGTTTCAGTGTTAACAACCTTCGGATTGGTAAAGCTGACGGCAATCTGGGTATTGATGATATCACGATTAAATACAATGAGCTTGCAACTATAACACCGGAAGATATTTTAATTGGTGGTTCATAATGAGTGTTGATTTTATAGATTTTACAGCTCTTGCAAGGTCTAGGTATACTGACCTGTTCAAGAATGATGAACATTTTGATGCCTTAATTACCTCTATTACAGAGGTTCTTAATGACTATCAAAGAGAGTACGAAGAACTTAGAAAAACCATATTTAATATTGATCTACAGAAGGGTTATGGTCTTGATTACATCGGTGAGAGAGTTAAACAAAAAAGACTTCTGACAAATTTCAACCAAGGTATTCATTTTGGTTTTGAAGGTAGCTACAAGAGTGGTACTTTTGGTACTGTAACAGACCCAGAAGTTGGTGCAGTATTCTACTCAACTCTCTCTACAAATCAGGGTAGCGGAAGGGTTTTAAACGATACAGAGTATAGGAATGTTATTAAAGCTAGGATTATTTCTAACAGCTCAAAATGCACACCTAAAGAGTTTCTTAGTATTGTTAACTTGCTCACTTTTTCAACTCAAAATAGTATTGACTGGTCAACACACGGAGTAATTAATTTAAATATTATTGAAGACCGTTATGGTCTTCTTGATTACTTTATTTCTAGAGTTGGAACAGAAGACAACATATTACCTATAGCTGCTGGTTACAGGGTAGAACAAAATTATATTGATACTGTT